TGATGAAGGGTGAGATCAGGCTTCGTTGGTCGATACCTCGCCGGTGGCCGCCAGATGAACGGTCGCCACGCTGGCGGGCTGGACCCGGTAGATCGGCCGGCGGATGGCGATGCAGCGGGTCCTTGCGATGCGGGTGATGCTGACCGCGTCAGACTGATTGCCGCCCAGCACATGGAAGGCTGTCTCGTCCTCGCCGACATACAGGCCGACATGACCTCCGCCCTTGGCCCGGGAAAACACCAGCACATCGCCCAGCGCCGCTTGCGGTGAGGCAATGCCAAACCGGCTCCAGCTTCGGGCCCACAGCGGCTTGGCCGGCGCGGCCTTGCCGGCGCGCTTGGCGATCAGCGCCATAAAGAGGCCGCACCAGGGCACGGCGTCGGATGAATAGGCCTTCGAGAGCCCGGCCTCTTTGGCCCAGTCCAGAATGACCGGGTTGTCGGCAGCGCCCGGCGTCTCGATCGTGCCGTAGAGCTGGCAGGCGGCGGCCACCATCCTGGGCAGCGGGCGCACCTCGTCGATCCAGCGATAGGCTGGAGGAAGCTGGGGCATCGATGTCTCCGGAGGTTAGCGGCCAGCCAGGCCCTTGAGGGTGGCGTAGATCACCGCCATCGCAGCCATCAGGGTCGACAGCCATTTGACGAACTTGACCACGCCAGTGGCGGTCTTCCAGGCCGAGACGAGGTCCTGAACGTCGGTGCGCAACGCCTGGATATCGGCGCGCACCTCGGCCAGCTCCCGCTTCATCTCGGCATGATCGGTCTCTGGGCGAGGAGCGGCCACGGCCGCCGGCGACAGATCAGCGGACAAGGAGAATGATCCCAGAGCCGGCGCCAGTGAGGTCTGTCAGCCGCGGCCTGAAATACCGGTCCTGTGCGACCTCGACCCCGTCGATGACGACCTGACCTTGCGCGACGATCAGCCCCCAGCCAGCCGCCAGCGTGAACTCGCCGTCAATGGTCTGGCAGGCCACCTCCCGGTCGCCGGAATCGTTGCGAGACAGGCAGAACCACTCCGCGCCATCGGGTGCAAACACACTGATGGGTGATGTCCCTGAGAACCGCTTCATGAACCCGATGGGCTCGGGCGCGCGCCGCAGTACATCGCCGGTCTCAGTCTCAGTGCTTTCCAGCCGGCCCTGCAGCACCAGGACGCCGAGGGACCGCGCAGCCGAGCCGCGCGGGAAGGTCAGGGTCTCGCCGACATCGAGGGTCACCCGGTCGGCATGGCAGACGCTGTAACGGTAGCTGACGTTCTTCATCACAGTTCCTCCGGCTGATCGTGCAGTTCCAGCTCGACCCGGACGCCGTCGATCTCGCCGATCCGCCGGCGCGGCGGACGGGGCTCAATGGGGGTTTCAAGCATGGGGTCTTGCGCCTGCGGGTCCGCAGGCGTGGGGGTAGTTTCATCGGTCATGGAGGAACCCTTCAGTTCAGGGAGACGCTCGAGGTCAGGCCGTCAGAGAGACCAAACAGGGTCGGGCCCCTGACGGTGGCAAAGAGCGAGAATGTGGTTTCGTTGTTGGTGGCATCGAAGCTCGGAGCGCCAACCGACCCATCGACGCTGGTGCCGTTGATGGTCAGGCCCGTGACGAAACCGGCGGCCTGATTGCCCGAGAAGATCATCGTGTAGGCCAGCGCCTCATTGGGGGCGAAGCCGTAGGAATAGACCGCCTTGACGGTCGCCCCTTTGAACAGGGCCGGGACCGGCGCGATGGACCCGAAGTTGACATAGAGCCCGACCGAGGCGTCGTAGCCGCAGTAGTAGGTGCTCAGTTTGCCAATCTCGGCATAGCTGCCGCGGGTCACCGTGAGGCTTGCGCCACCCGCGCCCAGCAGCATGCCCATGATCCCGCTCATCAGCTGATCCCGGCGCCAGAGATGAACCAGACATCGGTCCCGACCTTGAGCAGGGTCGCTACGCCCCGGACCGCGATCGTGCGGTTGCCGGTGTTGCTGCTGCCGGCCTGATGGAGGGTGACGCCGGCCGCTGAGAGGGTAATGGGCGATGTGCCGGCATTGACGATGGTGATGGCTGCACCGATGGCGAAGGCCGCCGCCGCATTGGTTGGCAGGGTAATGGTCTGAGCGACTGAGTTGGCGCTGAAGATGTGTTTGCCGACATCGGCGAGGCTGAGCGTATAGGCGCCGTTCTGGGCGTTCTGCGGCACTTCGCGGTAGCCGATGGCATAGCTCGTCCCGGCGCTGTCCCTAACCGTGGAGGCCGACGCCATGGCGGTCAGGGTCTTGTTGGTCAGGGTCTGGATATCGGTCGTGCCGACAGCCGCCCCCGCGGGGACCGCCTTGGCCGCCCATTGATCGAGGGCGGCGTTATAGGCCTGGACCTGGGAGCCGATCACGAGGCCAAGATTGGTGCGGGCATCGACGGCGGTTGCAGCACCGGTGCCGCCATTGGCGATGGCCGCCTGGCCGGTGAGTTTGGCGGCGGCCAGTGAGGTGATCCAGGCCGGGTCGGCATAACTGCCCGAGGTCAGGACGGAGTTCCCGCCCTGGCTGGGGGCGCTCAAGGCCACAGTCCAGGCGGCGATCGTGCCGCTGCCGCTGCTCAGGCCGACATTGACCACCAGAGCCCCGGTGCCGCTCGTATAGGAGGTGATCTGGCCGTGCATCCAGTTGGCGGGTGCGGCTGTGCTGGTGATCGTCACCCACTGGCCGATGACGAAGGCCTTGCCGGTCTGGACGGTGAGCGACTTGGAGCCGGTGCCGATCGCAAGGCTCGTGGTGCTGGTCGCGCTGGTTCCCGGCGCATTGACGGCGGTGGCGGCGCTCGAAGAAGCGCTGACCACATAGCCGTTGACCTCGGTGGCGAGCGAATTGGCCTCGGTCGCAAAGGTCGGCAGCGCGCCCAGAAAGGCGTCGGCGCGCGCGTTGAAGTTCGCCGCGTCCGTCCGGGACGGCGGCGTTGGCAGGGATGTGATGGGCATGGGGTCTCCTGAAAACTCAGGTCAGGCCCTCGATGGTCAGGCTGCAGTAGCTGACCGTCGGATAGGCGATGTCGATCGAGAACTCTTTGTAGAAGCCGTAGACGGTGAGGCTCTCGAAGCTCTCCGAGCCGATCCACAGGACGGGTGTGGCGCGAAGGGCGGCGAGGCTTCGGTGGATGTCGTCGATGGCGTCGGTGGGCATAACCACTTTGGCGGTCATGCGTTTGGCGAAGGCACGCTCCACAACGGAGGTCACCCCGAACTGGTCGGTCTCTTTGCGGCTGTAGTCGATGATGCCGATGTCGGCGCCATGCTCGGTATCGCCGAGCGACAGCTGGCGACCGACCAGCAGCGTGCCGCACGAGACGCTGTCGGCCGGGTTATCCCGGGTCAGGTTCACGCTGAGCTGGCCGGCCGCATAGACCGGCACATCCAGAAACAGCATCGACGTCTTTTGGCCGAGCGGCTCGAAGAACCAGGAGAACCAGTTGTCGATGGCCACGCCGCCGACATTGAAGGTCTGGCTGCGCGAATAGACCTGCACGCCGCTGACCGTCAGCGTCACGGTCGCGCTCTCGGCCTCAGTGTCGATCAGGGCCAGGGCGTCGATCGCGCCGGGGGCCAGACCCACCTGCAGCGAGGCGGCCCTGCTGGTAGCGGTGCCGACGCGGGCGTCGAACATGGCCCAGCGGTTGGTGGGACCCAGATCCAGCCATTTGGTCGGATCGGTGGGTGGGCTGACATTGGTCGAGGCCGCCAGCGCCTCATAGCGGCGATGGGTTGCCGCCAGGATCACCCGGGCGCCGACCGTATAGGCGGTGACTGACGACCAGGCGGGATAGTCGGTCTCTGGCGCGGTGCTGCTGGTCAGCATGGCGTCGGTCAGGGTTGTGGGTCGGATCAGTCTCATGCCGCCGTCCTCACCGCGATCGCATCACCGTCCGGGGTGACCCGCTCGAGGATACGGGCGGTCTTGCCGGTGCCAGAGGCAATCGCGGCCGAGGCAGTCATCTGCTCGGCGCGCAGGTCGCTCAGCTCCTGGCGCAGGCCCTGAAGCTCATCGATGATGGCAAGCCCACTGTCATTGGCGGCGGTCGTGACGCCCGGCGTCTGGCCGGCCGCGAACTGGTCCCACCAGCCGGGCTGGGAGACGGCAGCGGTTGTCGCCCCGCCGGCTCCGGCCATGGCGGCGATAATTGCCAGCGTCTCTTCGAGGCTGCCGGCGGTCTGGCCCTGAATGCGCGCCAGTCCCTCGGCGCTGGTCGCCATATTGCCGGCGGCCGTGAGCAGGGCCTGAGACAGGCGCGGCAGGGACTGGGCGGCCTCCTGGTCGCCGGCCCGGGCCGCGGCAGTCGCCGCATTGAACTGTGCCAGGGCATCGCTGTAGCTGACCGAGCCGCCGCCCATGACGCCGCGAATGCGTTTGACCTCGGCGATGAGGCTGTCGGTGATCTGGGTCCAGGCGCTGCGCAACCTCTCAGCGGCTGCTGCGGCTTCACTGGCGGCTCTGGCCTCATCTTCGAGCGCCCAGATCTGGGTCTGCAGGGCGCGGTTGGACGCATCCAGCGCGGCCAGTTCCAGAGCCCGAAGCGCAGCGGTATCGTCGCGCAGTTCCATCAGCCGGCGCTCAAGACCAAGCCGCTCGTCGGCAATGGCCGCGGCGCTGGCGGCGTCCTGGGCCGCCCCGATCAGGTCGGCAAAGGCCGGGGCCAACTGGAGCAAGGCCGCATAGGCTGCGCGCCCGGCCTCTGTGGTCAGGTCCTGGGCTTCGACGAGGGCGCGGAAGGCCTCGATGCTGCCGGGCATGGATAGGCCCAGCGCCTCAAGCGCCGCGCTCATCTGGGCAGTGCGGGCCGACGCCTGTTCGGCGCTGGTATAGTAGAGGGAGAAATAGTCGTTGGTGGCCGAGACCATTTCCTGGGCGGAGCCGAACAGATCGACCAGATCCAGCGAGGCGGCGACACCGAGCGCGCTCGCCTGATGGCCCAGCAGCTGCAGTGCCTGGCTGACCGCCTCGACGCTGGAGGCGACCCGCACCAGGGTCTCGAAATACCCCTCTCCGACCTTCTGGAACTGCTCCAGACCGCCAATGGCGTACTGCGCCATGCGGTCGGCGGCTGCGCCAAAGACTGCGGCCAGCTTCTCCTGGATCTGCTCGGCGGTCAGGCCTTTGAGATCAATCTTGCCGATGTCGATGACGAAGGACTTCAGCCGGTTCTGCACCTCGTCGAGCGAGAGGCCGAGCGGCCCGGCGGCAGCCGAGATGGCGTCATAGAAGCCTGAGAAGATCAGCGAGAACTGGCGCTCGAGCTCGGGACTGGCGTTGGAGAACTGGGTGCTGGTCGAACTGCCGACACTGATCCCGAGGAACTTCCTGGTCTTCTTTACGTCGCTGAAATAGCTGGCGTCGAACCCGCCGCCCAGCACGTCGCCCAGCGACTGGGCGCGGCCGAAGATGCCCTGGCCGGTGATCGAGGTCTTGGTTCCAAACAGTGAGCCGATCAGCTTGCCAAGCAGGCCGGTGATCCCGCCTAGGAGGCCGCCGATCAGCGGGATCTTGGACAGCACATTGCCGACGCCCTGCATGGCCTTGGAGATCGAGCCCGCGATCGGATCAGACTTGAACCCGGTGACGACACCGGCGGCGGAGCTTTCCGCGCCATTGGTGCGCACGATCAGATTGGTCAGCCCGCCGAGATTGGCCTCGATGTTGCGCAGCGAGGCCAGCATGGCCGACGAATAGCGCATGGTCAGGGTGTCGACTTCGCGCAGGCGCTCCAGTGCGTTGGAGATGCTCTTGGACTGGGCGTCTGCATCGCCAAAGACGGTGCCGGTCCCGGTATTGGTGGGAGCCGCAGCCTTGCCGCCGCCGCCAAAGGCCCCGCCAATGGCGACGCCGAGCGAGGCGACCACGGCTGCGGTGGCCGCGCCCGCGGCGATATTGAGCGGGAAAGGCATGGAGCGGATGGCATTGATCACCGCCTCGACCGCCTTGATGCCCGTGGTGATCAGGCTGTTGCCCTGTTCGATCCCGGCGCGGGCGGTGTCGGAGGCGGCCTGGGCGGTATCGCTACCGACCTTGGCGGCGGTCACCCCGCCGATCAGGCCGATGCGGACGGCGGCATTCTTGATGGCGATGGCCAGCTCAAAGGCGCGGAAGGCCTTCTCGGCCGCTTCGAGCGCCTTGTAGCCCTTCGATCCTTCCTTGAAGAAGCCCTTCGCGGCGCCTGCGAGGTTGCCGTAGTGGTTGATCTCCGAGGCCGTCATGGCGTTTCGGGCGGCGGCATATTGGAACGAGGTCTTGCCGTATTCGGCTTGCGCGTCTGCGACGCGCTGGGCCGCCGCGGTCTGCTGGGCGGCATAGCGGGCGAACTCGGCCGCCACTCCACCGATCGCCGCACCGACGGTTCCGAAGGCGTCGGACATGCCTTGGGCAGCCTGCTGGGTGAGGCTGGCCATCTCCTGCAGGCTTTCAAGATATTGCTGCTGCTGGGCCAGACCAAAGTCGTGCTCGATCAGGGCTGCGCGGGCAGCGTGATAGCGGTTCCAGGCCTCCACGCCGCGCTCGAGCACGATCTGCTCGCGCTCAGCTTCAAGCGTCGCCAAAGCCTGAGACTTGGCCGACTGGCCCAGAAGCGAGATCTGCAGTTCCAGGGGCGTGACGGTATTGCGCACAAACTCGGCGGCGTTCTGGGCGCGGGTCGCGTCCTCCCAGGCTTGCCCCGCCTGAATGATCGCAATCCGGCTCTCATCGGTCGGCGCGCGCAGGGCCGCCATGGCGACCTCCAGACGTTTGATCTCGATGGCGGTGCGACCGATCTTGGCGGTCTCCATGACGAGGGCCGCCGCATAGTCACGGGCTGCCTGCAGGGCGCGCTCGGTCTCGTCGGATGCGCTGTCACGCCCGCGGCTGCCGGCACGATCTGGCCGGTCGCCGCGGATCTCGGCGGCGCGTGCGGCGATGCGCGTGCGGGCGGCATTGAGGGTGTTCTGACGCCAGCGTTCGGAGAAGGCGTCCAGCATCCCCTCGGCATCGGCAAAGGCTGTGGTGAACTCGCCCCGGACCGCATCGGCCATCCGGCCTGTGCTGCCGGCAAACCGGTTCTCAAGGCGCGGCAGCACCACCTGGTCCATCTGGGCCAGCAGCGGCAGGCCCACGACCTCAAGGACGGCATTGGTTCCTGCGACCAGGGCGTTGATGGAGGCGATAGCGCGGTTGGCCATGGTCTCGACCGCCGCAATCAGCAGATTGGCTGCCCCGATCGCCGCTTCGCCGATCACGCCCGGCAGAGCATTCCAGACCACGCGGATGGCGTTAAAGCCGCCGACGAAGGCCGCGTAGATGACCGCAAGCGCGATCTTGCCGACCTCCATCACCTTGCCGAATGCGGCGACCGCCCACTCCTTGATCGAGGTGAACACCGGGCCAAGGTTCAGGCCATCGCTGATGGTCTTCCACAGGCCCTTGAACACATCGCCCACGGTGATGCCGACGGGACCCAGTTCCTTCATCTCCTTGGCGGTCAGGCCAAGGCTGGCGGCATAGCGGTCAAGCTCGCCTGTTTGTTTGACGCTCGACTGGAACATCTTGAAGGCGCCGAAGGCCAGGGCTGCGGCAGCGGCGGCAGCCAGCAGATAGGGGTTGGTGAGGACCACCATGGCCGCCGTTGCTGCAAGGCCGACCAGAGCCCGCGCCATGCCGCCGATGCCAAGGCCGGCCTGCATGGCGATCTGTCCGATCTGCGAGCCCTGCTGCATGAAGACGGTCATCGGCTTCTGGCCCGAGAAGAGCCCGACCACCATGTCGTTGAGCTGGTAGACGAGGTTCTGGACCTGGTGGCCCGCAAGCCGGGCCGAGCCGCCCATGCGGGTCATACCGCCCGTGCCGACGCCATTGAGGGCGCGGTCGGCGCGGCCCGCCGAGGCCTCGATATCGCCCATGGCCCCGCCAACGGCGCGGCGCATGTCGCCCATCTCCTTCTGGAGTCGGGCGATGTTGGTGATCATCTCGATCTCAAGGGTGCCCGCTTTCATGGTCTGGGCTCCCTTCAGATAGAGGTGGACATGGCGATCGCCCGGAAGGTCTGGGTGACCTTTCGGGACAGGGCTTCACGATCAAAGTCGGTAGACGGACTGTTCCAGGGCGCGGGACAATCCGCCTCCCGGGCTCTGTGGCTCTCAGCGACAAACTCCAGCGACAGACGCCGCAGCAAGCGCGTGACCCACGGGTCGAGCGCGATGCCGAGGCATTGTTGCCAGTGGTCGATCTCGCGCCAGGACACCGGAACCGGTCCCATGGCGCCGGCCTCTGTGGGGCCGACCTCCATCAGATAGTCGACCACCCATGGGCAGGAGATGGGCGGCATGTCCGGCTCCAGCCCGTCGGCGGCAAGCCGCTGGAGACGGGTCTGGGTCGCAGGGTCCGGTTCTGATTTGAGGTGTTTGTGCGCCTTAGCTGTCGGCGCTGCGCCCAGCCAGGCAAGCTGGCGGACGTAGAGGATCAGCTCGCGGCCGAGCTCTTCGTAAAATTTGCCCAGTCGCCGATATGGGCCCCGACCTGGGCAGCGATGAAGCCGATGGTCGGGTCCTCATAGGCCTTTCGGAAATAGGCCGCGCCCTCCAGCCCCTTGGCGGGCGGATAGGCAAAGCCGTTGAAGCTGACCGTGCAGGCGGCAAGGAACTCGGCCTGTTCCAGAGCCTTTTCCTCGGCCGACTGGTCCATCCGGCCGCGCTTCTTCAGCTTGTCCATGATCAGGTTCTGCTGACGGGCCTGGGCGCGCTGATAGACCTTGGTGCCAGGGCCATAGACGGTAATCGAGAGGCGAGCGCCCTTGTCGTCATAAAGGGGCTCGTCGTCGCCGCCGACCAGTTCGACCGTGGAGGTCTCATTGGCGGAGAGTTTGGTGATGTCGAACATCTGGTGTCCTTCGAATGGGAGGGATGCGGAGAAAGACGCAGCCGATCACCGCAAATCCTGCGGTGATCAGCGCTCATCAGGGGGCGAGGACCTCGACCACGCCGACACCGGCGGAGTTGGTGGTCAGTTCCAGGGTGACGCTGGCAGTCGTGATCTGATCGACCGAGCCGATGTTGACCTTGAAGCTCATCACCTGGGCCTGGAAATAGTACTTGTCGCCGTTCTGGGTGGTGACGAGGAAGCTGTAGTCAGCGTCCGCCAGCGATGCGGCCTTGAGCAGGATCTGGCCGGCATCGTCGGTATCGAGGCCCAGACCGATGGTCATGGTACCCTGGTTGAAGCTGCCCTTCTTCTTGACCACGCCGCGGCTCCCGACGGGATTGAAAGTCACCAGGGCATATTCCCGGCCAAACTCGCCCAGATCAGTGACCTCGCCAATGAGCGTCATGGTCAGGGCGTTGTAGCCGGTGGTGTCAAAGGTAGCGGGCGTAGCGGCCGACACTTTCAGCGTCGTGCCCGCGGAGGTGCGAACCGTCATGTGGATATCCTTCTAGGGTCGGGGGTTGTTCAGACGGTCTCGAGGAACGAGACGCGCAGGTCCTGGGTCTGGATGAAGATGCCGGTCTCAGGATCGGTGAAGTCAGGGCCGGCGGCGTCGGTGTGGACGACCACGTTCTCGATGCCTGGGACCGTGGGCATCTGGTCGGCTGTGGCGGCGCGAGCTGCCCTCATCAGCGCCTTGGTGGCCGGATAGGTGGCGGCCAGAACGCTGACCTGGACCCGTTCGGTCACCTGCCGGCGGCTGCCGGGTTTGAGGATGTTGCGGTCGATGCCGCTGATGCTCATCAGGGCGATGGCGGGAAGGTTAGAGCCTTGCGGCAGGTTGCCGGCGATAATCCGGCTCTCGGGCACAAGGGCGGTGAGCGCGGCGTTCCCGGTCAGCAGAGAGCGGACCGCCACGACCCCGTTCATTCCTCGGTGTCCACGCTAAGCGTCGGTGCGCGTAGGTCGCCGATCTGGAAGCGCTGGGCGATATAGGCGCCCATGGCCGCGACCGCTTCTTGCGCCTTCTGATCCAGCGCCGGGCGCAGGAAGGGTTTGGGGGCATGGCCCGGGTGATGGACCATGGGCCCGACGAAATTACCGCCGATCACCAGGCTGCCGCGCGCCACCATCTTGTTGATCGTGCCCATGCTCAATCGCCGCGGACCGCGCCGGGTGTTACGGATGGGTCTGGCTTCTTCGGCTACTTTGATAAGGTGGGGCGAGACGCCGTATTCGATGAAGGGGCCCAGATACGAGCCCGGCCCGCGCAGTTTGACGTAGGAACTCAGGCGCGCGCCCTCGGTCCGCGTGCCAATGCCGATGGCGCGGCGAAGCTGGCCGGTTTCCACAGGCACATTGGCCCGGGCCTGCTGCTGAATGACCTTGGCCCCGGCGCGAAGACCGCCGCGGATGATGTTGCGCTCAAGGTTCTTGGGCAGCTGGTCCAGCAGGGCGAGCAGCTCAGGACCGCCTGACAGTCTGATGGTCATGGCGCGTCTCCTTCGGTGGAGTGGTCTTCCACGATCAGTTCCATCGCCTCGCGCCGGCCAAGCATCGCTGGCCCCGAGATGATCTGCATGATCCGACCACCGATGATCAGCCGCATGTCAGCGGCCAGGCCCGGGAGGTAGCGGACCCGAACCCGGGCCGGCCGGTTGGCGATGGTGATCGTCTCGGCCAGCCGTTCGGCACGGCTTGGCAGCACATCGCGCACCTCGCCCCAGACATTGGCGAACAGAGACCAGGAGGCTTCTTGAGTGCCATAGGCCGGATCGAGGGTGACGGTCTTGCGCTCGATCCGCACGCGGGTGTCGAGCTTTGAGGCTAGATCCATCGGGCGGCCAGCTGGCTTGCCAGGGTGTTGAACGCCAGACATGCGCCGCCCTCCCGGTTCTGGAACTCGGAGGCGGCCTTCACGAGGATGGCGGCCCGGGCGATCAGGAAGTCCGGGTCGGTCTCGGCAAAACCCGCCGCCAGCGTGATGGTGATCAGCCCGTCATTGCCAAGCGTCGGCCAGACCTTGCCCGTCGCCGGGCGGATACGGGTCAGGCCGTGCCGGCGGCGCACGACATAGTCGCTGGCCGCCAGGGTCACGACCGCTCCCGACAGACCCACATACTGGATCTGGGTGACCGCACAGGGCCTGACCGGCACCGCGATCTCGTCCTCCCAGTCCTCAAGCTCGAGGCTCAAGGTCTGGGGGCAGAGGCGAAGGCCGGTCAGCAGCTCCAGTTCAGCCTGGGCCGCATCGAGCTTGGCAGCCAGCAGCAGGTCCTCGTCGTCGCCGTCGAGGCGCAGCTGCTGGCGGGCTTCCTCCAGGCTCACCGCGCGGCAGGCCGGAGCGGTGAGCGTGGTGATCATTTGGCGCGGGCCTTGGGGGTCGGCGCGGGCTCGGGATCACCTTCAACAGACCCACCCTCCACAGGCACGGCCAGGCCGCGTTCGTGCAGGATGGCGCCGTCGCCTTCGTTGATCTCGAAGGTCTGGCCGGGCTGGATATTGTCCGGCCCGACCGCACTCACATGAAGCGTATCAATCGCCTTCATCAGCATGGTGCTCTCCTTGCAGGATTTAAGGAGCGGTCGCCGCAGTGGCGGCAGCAGCGAAGGCGCCCTTCACGAAGGCCTCGGGGCGATAGACCGCGAGCGCCAGTCGCTCTTCGGCAAGGATCGTCACGAGGTTCTTGCGGAAGTTCTGGTCGTCCTCGGTGGAGACCTCGACGCGGGCATCCCAGCGATCAAAGATCTGGGCCCCGAGCCGGAAGGCTCCGGCCAGGAAGTTGCCCTGCGAGATGGCCTGGGTGGCGACGATCGGCAGGCTCCACAGGGTGGGCGCAAGCGCGCCCTGCGGATTGCCGATCAGATAGGCCCCGGTCGTCTCCTTCAGGAGCTCGATGCTGGCCCAGTCAGCCGGGTGCAGGACCGCGCCTGTGGTCGGAAGTTCCGCCAGAGCCGATTTGAGGACCGCCAGGCGCAGGACATCGATGCGGGTTACCGGCGCTGGGATGGTGATGGGCGCGGTGAAGGCTGTGGCCTGGGTGTAGATGCCGTTGAGGTCCGTGCCGGTGCCGCCGCCGTTGAGCAGCTGGTTTTCTTCGACCAGGGCCAGGCCGTAGCGCAGGCGACCGTCGATATAGGACTGCAGCATCGGCGCATCATCGAGGATCTGGCGGGTGGCCAGGACCCAGTGGGCGATGGTGGTGACGCTGGAGGTGGCGATGTCGAACTTGATGTCCGACTGCGGCTTCAGCGCGCCGGTCGTTTCCGAAACGGTCGCGGCGGCATTGGTGAACCCGGTCTCCTTCACATACTGCACCGAGGTGCTGGAGGTCCGGCCCGGGGTGAGCAGGTCGCGCACCGTCAGCCGGCGCTGGCCGGGTGCCAGAATGCCGGGCAGACGGTCCGGCACGATCAGATCGCCGGCAGAGCCCATCGCGTCCGTGGTCAAGGAGGTGATGATCGCCTTGACCTCGACGCTGGCCCGGCCGCGCGAAGCGCGCGAGGCCAGGAAGGCCTTCATCTCGTCAGCGGCGAGAACCTGCTCGCCGATCGAGCGGGGCCGGGTCTCATCGTCCGCGCCCTTGCGCGCGATCTTCTGCTCCAGCTCGTCGAGCCGGGCCTTGGCCTCGTTCATGCCAACAAGGGCCTCATCGGCCAGTTGCTTGGTGGCGGCCGAGAGGTCCTCGCCCTTCTGGGCCTTGCCCAGCGCTTCTTCAGCGAGGGCTTTGACCTGGTCGTGCTTGGCGTCGAACGCAGCCTTCACTTCGCCGGCAAGCTGCTCGGCGGTCTTGGTATCAGTCATGGATGTCTCCGGATGTTGGGGGGTCAGGCGCGGACGGATCTGGCGAGCGCCGATAGGAAGTCGTTGGAGGGACTGCCGGGCTCGCCCCGGAGCAGAGAGCTCAGGCCCTTGCCGGCGATCGCGGCGGCCTGAGACTTCGAGAACCCTGCCTCGCGCAGGAAGTCCTCAAACTGGGAGAGGCTCGGCAGCTGGCCGGCCTCGATGATGGATTTGACCGACGTGATCAGAGCCTTCTCATTCATTGGAATGGTGACCAGGCTGACCTCGTGCAGGGCGACCTCGATCAGGTGGCGAGCCTTGCCCACCAGCCGCTCGCGAATGGCGCGGTAGCCGATCGAAAGACCGCCGATAGCGCCGTCCTTGACCAGGCCGTGGGCCTCGCGGCCGGTGCGGGTCGACATGGAGAACCGGCCCTTCACGAGTAGGCCATCGCTGGTCTCCTCGAACCCGGTCCAGACGCCGGCGGGGCGTTTCTGGTCGTGATACATCAGCATCGGCACCGACTTTCGGCCGGCAATCGATGCGGCGATGGCGCCGGGCAGGATTACGTCGCCGCCGAAGTCGAGATTGCCGTAGCCGGCGGCCAGGCCTTCGATCTCGCCGTCATCGGCCAGGGCCTTGGCGTCCAGGACGAAGTCCAGCTCGCTCATTGGGGACCTCCTGGGGTGGTTTGGATCTGTTGCTGGCCGGCCTGCGTGATCGGCACGTTCTGCATCTGCATACGGGGCTCATCGCCGCCCTCGACGGGTGGCAGGTTCTCGAGGCTGCGCACCTCGTTGATGGTCATGACGCCGTTGGTCAGCATCAGCTGGTAGAAGCTGGCCCGGGCAGCGCTGTCGGCGCGCAGCAGGCCTTCGAGATTGAACTCGATGGTGATGCCGGCCAGCCGGTCGGCGACCGAAAGGAGCTGCTTTTCAAGCGCCTGTTCGATGCGTTTGAGACGCCGGCGCAGGGTGAACTTCTGGAACCCCAGGGTCTGTTGTTCGAGCCCGGTGCCCCAGCTGGTGGTCTTTTCGGTATGGCCGACCATGAAGGGCGGCACGCCGAAGAAGCGGCAGACCTCTTCCACCGAAAAGGCCCGGCTTTGCAGCATCTGGGCGTCTTCGGGGCTGATCGAGAGCTGGACCCAGTCCATGCCCCGGTCGAGCAGCATCGGCCGCCCGGCGTTGATCGCGCCGGCGAACTTCTCCTGCAGCAGCTCCTCGGCCTGTTTCCTCTGGTCGATGGTCAGGGTGTCGGCGGTCTTCAACAGCCCCGACGGGCGCACCCCGTTGCGGAATGTGTCGCCCGAGGCGCGTTCGATAGCCTGGGCCAGACCAAAACTCTGGCGGCCGGCGCTCAAGGTCGAGAGCCCGCCCAGCGGATTTCCGCCGAAGCCGCGAATGTGCAGCACCCGGTCTTGGCCGGCGATGATGCGCCGGCCCTGATCGACCCACTCATATTCCAGAGCCCCGGTATCGAGGCGGCGGACCGTGACCAGTTCGGGCGTGATTGGCACGCCGAGCGCGATGATCCGGCCATTGCGGGCCCGCACCACCTCGGCATAGGCATTGCCGTGTAACTCCAGCGAGGCGCAGACGAACTCCCAGAAATCGAGCGCCGTCTGGTCGGCATTGGGGCTGTCGTGAAGGATGCGGTAGAGCGGATGATCGCTCGCCACCGTGCGAGCGCCGTTCCGGGTGCGGTAGACCATCAACGGCAGGGAGGCGATCGTGCCGGCCAGCAGATTGACGCAAGCCCAGGCCGCCGCCAGCCCCAGCACCGAGGCGGTATTGACCGTCTCGCCGCTGGAGGTCGGGACACTGCCCAGCGCCCGGTAAAGACGCGGGTCGGTAAGGCCGATGGAGCGCGCCAGATAGCTGACGGCCTTTTGAAGAAGGTTCACGCGGCCAGGCTCTTGAGCCAGTCGTCGATCGTCGCGCCCGTGTCGCTGGCCATGGCTGCTCCAATCGCCATGCAAAGCGCCACGGCTGCGTCGATCTTGTTGGTGGCCCTCTGTTTGGAGAGCCAATAATTGTCCCAGCGGTCGGTCTCGATGACCGCCGACATGATCGCCGAGATCAGAACCGGGCTCTTCTGCAGCCGGATACGGCCCTCGAGCATCATCTCTTCGAGCTGGCGCACCGAGCCTGGCATCCACAGGCCCTGCGGCTCGCGGTCGGCGCTCTTGGCGGCCAGTTTCATGGCCTCGGTCGGTTTGCCGCGCTTGGTGCCGCCTTGGGGGTGTTCGACGAACTCCAGATTGAGCCCGACTTCGGCAATGTCTTCCTCGAACCGGCGAAAGGCGTAGCGGTCGTAGGCGACCATCTGGACGTCGTAATCGCGGTCGTATTCGGCCAGCGCCTGGGCGACATGCCGGAAATTGATGTTCTCGCCCTGCGGGGCGTGCAGGAAACCGTCCCGCACCCAGACCGGATAGGGCTGCTTGTCGCGCAGCGCCCGGGCCGCCAGCGTGTCGCCGGGTGTCCAGGCCTCGATCCAGGCGTCAAAACAGGGTTTGCCGTCCCGCTCGCCGGTCCTTTGAACGGCGGCCAGCGCGGTGATGTCGCGGTTCTGGCTGAGATCCAGCCCCAGCCAGACTTTTGCGCCCGGGGTGGGCGTGATCTCGCAGAGCAGCGGCTCCAGTGTGGCCCGCGTCATCCAGGCGGTCTCGGCGTCGGTCCAGACGCAGAAGTGAAGCCGCAGGATGCCGTTGAGCTGGCCCGGGATGGACCTGGCCTGGGCGACCACCTCGGAGAGGTATTCGGCCGTGATGGTCACGCCCAGCAGCGGGTTGGCCTTGATCCAGCAGTCCGGGTCGTTCAGCGGGTCATCGCCGTCGTCGAGCGCGCAGACGTAGGAAAAGGTCGTGTCGTCCAGGACCTCGCCCAGATAGGTGGGGTCGGTCAGGGCGTCGATGTTGCCGGCGGCCACCTTGACCGCGTGTTCGTGTTCCTCCCAGGCGACGGAGTTGCGGTCCGAGCCGGAGTTGGTGATCATGAACAGCAGCGGCTCGCG